CGACCGTCGTGCCGTTGCTGACGCCGGGACGCAAAGCCGGTCTGACCAAGCGCGCCAACGGCACCGCGAGCGCGTCGGCGTGCCAAGCTCACGCGACGCGGCGGCTACGGCTCGCCGCTTGATCCGCGAGCCAGGAGACCAAAAAGGGGGGCGCCGGAGCGATCCGGCGCCCTTTCTGCGTCTGGACCCGGCAAACGGCCCCGCCGTCAGGCTACGGCCGGGGTAGCGCGGCGCCGGCGGACCGGCCGCGCTTACCGGAGCGGCGTCGGCTCGGCGCCGTCTAGGCCCCTCCGGCGGCTCAATCGCAAGCCGGGTGGCTCCGAAGCTCGGCGGGCGAAGCCGTCTCACACCAGTCCGGACGCGGCGGCTTGCTCGCGGCGAGCTGCGCGGCCGGCGGCACGGCCGCGTCTTGCTGGCGCCGGACCACGGCGGGATCGACGGCGGCGATCGGCGCCGCGACCGCTCGATCCGCCGCGCAGGGGTGACCGGTCCGAGCCATCGCGGCGCGGACGCCGCTATCGTCACACATCAACTCGATCGCGACGTCGCGCTCGCCGATATTCGACAGCAGCGCCGCCGCGTTGCGGCGTTCACACGAATGATCTTCGTACCCAATTCCCAGCGTGATTCCTATGCCGGGACCGGCGCCCCCGCCCGATATGCCAACGAGACAAGGGTTGCCGCCGCTAATATTCGGCGCGACGATCTCCGGCGTATTCCGGAGCGTCGTGGTCCCGCCGATGTTCTCGGTCAGCGGATTGCCGGCGCTGCCGAGTGCCGCCGGCGGATCGGTCGAATTCGCGCCATTCGTGCCATTGGCGCCAGGGGCACCAGCCGGATCGACCGCGTTCGCGCCGTTCGTGCCATTGGTGCCGCCGCCGCTGCCATAGCCGGGCGTGACGTTCACCACGCGGACGGACTGCGAGCTTGTCTGACCGCCGACGCGGACGCGCGACGAACCGGACTGAGCGCTCGACGTCGATCCCGAGGTCGATGTCGACGCCGCGCCGGACCTCGAGGTGATCGGCGCGTTAACCTGGGTGCCGGCGATCGCGCCGGTCGCCGACTGATTGCCGACATTCGAAAGGGTGTTTGTGTTGCGATTGTTGGCAGCGGCGCCGGCGGTCGAATTGCTCGCGCTGCCGGAGCTATCGGTCACGGTAGTCTGCGCGTTCGCCGAGACGGCGATCAGGAGCAGCAGCAACGCGGCGATCGGACCATATGCCGGTCCATAGGGGCGGAAGACATTGCGCATTGAAACCCCCGAAAAGAGAACGGGCGGGAGACGCTCGCCGCTCCCGCCCAGGTTGTGGATCGCTCTACTTGTGGAAGTGGTGGGCGGTCGCGGTGCCGGAATCCGTTCCGGTGCTCGTGCCGGTCTGCGTCGCGAGACCGAAGTCAAAGCCCGAGCCTTTGGAGAACGAAGTCCCGACAACTTGGCCCTGGTCGCCGCCGTTCGTGTTCGTCTTGTCCGTGGCGCCGACGATCGAAGCGAACGAATTATCGAAAGCCATATTCGTCGAGGTCACGCTCGCGCCGGCCATATTCGAGCCGGTGCCCAGGTTGCCGGAATTGCTGCTTTCCGAAGCGGTTGTCGCGCTTGTCTCATTCGACGTCGAGCCGTCAGAGTTGACGGTCAGCGCGAAAGCCGGCGCGGCGAGGATCGAGACCGCGAGCGCAGCACTCGTGAGCAGGGAACACTTGTTCATTTTGTAACTCCTGAGAGACGCCACGAGAGGCCCGCCGTGGCGACGGGTGGCCGGCCGGCCGGCCGGTCATATGCCACAGATCGTCTCGATCAGGAACAGGAAAGATTGCCCATAGGTTGCGGCTAGCGAAACAGCCGACCAAGCCCTTCCCAGAACGCGCGCGATGCTTCGTCGAGCGATAGCCCAGGCGGAATATCGACCGCGCCGGTCCCCATATTGATCCGCAAGCCGCAGGGAAACGATAGCCACTGCGGCGAGGGTTGCGTAAAGCCGACCGTATCGGCCGCGCGCATCGTCAGATCGTCCGGCGTGAGCTTCGGTTTATCGTCCATCGCATTGTTCCTGCTGTTGATCGCGCGCCGCGTCTCGCTCGGTAGCTCGCCGAACTGCTCGCGGTAGTATCTCGCGAATACACTCAGATTCCAGAATCCGAATTCGACGGCTGCGTGGGTAACGGTATCGCCGGCGAGCAACCGCTCGCGCGCTTTCATCAAGCGCTGCCGTCGCATAAATTTGGCGGGAGACATTCCGACGTGCCGATTGACGTAGGCGCTTAGTGTGCGGACCGAGACACTCAAAAGCACCGAGACCTGCGCCAGCGGAATTTGCTGATCGCAGGTCCCGGCCAAGTCGATGAAACGCTTTAGCGCTTCGGCGTTGGCTTTAGCTTGCCGAAGTCGGCGCCGATCTCGAATACAAAGCACCAGCCCACCGCTTCTGGATCGCTATCACGACAGACTGCGTGCCTCGGATCGATCTCGACAGGGATCCAATGACCGGGCGGCGAGCCGGGAGGCGCCGGGACTTTCGTCTCCGGCAGATCGCCGGCTCCCTGCAACCAGCCGATCGCTTTCGGCGCAGACTTGCTCGCATAGACCACGACAAGGCAACCCGGCTGGTGCGGTGCGCCGGTCGGCACTTCCATGCCTTCCTCGATCGGTAGCGCTTGCACGACCGGGATCTCCGGACGCGGCAGCGGATGACCCGGACGCGCCGGCAGGACCGGACGCTCGGGAATGATCGGACCGCCGCCGATGCCGGGGAGATTTTCGTCGATGCCATAGTCCGGATCGACCGGCCGACCGGGCCAAGGCAGACCGTGGCCAGGACGCTCGGGGAAGCCTGGAAAGCTCGGCGGCAGTCCGTGACCGGGCCGGCCGGGGAAGATCGGAAGCTGACCGCCTTCGAGATCGCCGCCGCCGAGATCGCCTTCATCGATGCCCCAGTCGGGATCGACCGGTCGATCCGGACGATCTCGCCGTCCGCGCACGAACATGAGACCGCGAATCAATACGCGTTGCAATGGCATAGCTATTTCCTTTCGATTGAGGGGTTGCGGTCGAAAGCACGAGCCTTATGCACCCGTCTTGCACAGACCGCAATCTAAGCGCACGCCGTTGTCATCAGATCGTCTTTGATTCGGTATCCCGATGCTCGCCGCCATTGGCAACGATAACGTGGAACGCGTCGCCGTCATTCGCCGCATTGCCGCTACCGCCGCGATAGCGGATCGTGCGCTGGTGCACCGGCTGGCCGACCCATTGATCCCATACGAGCAAGCCGTCCTCGTGGCGTGCGATCAGGATAGCGGCGTGCGATCTGCCGTCTGTGTGATTGCCATAGCGCCGGTCCGTGTCGAACGTCGCGATCGCGACGCCCTTAATCTTGTCGTCACGCGGTATAAAGCGCGCCTGCGGTCCGCGCCGCCATTCGGACGTATGCGGCGCGCCAGCCGCCTCGCGGACGAACGCGACACAATGACCGTTGCCGACAACGCGGCCGGCGTAGCTCTCGGGCTGCTTGGCAATCCACATCGTTGCCTCCTGTTTAGAATACCAGCAAGTCGCGATCGGTATAGATATATCCGCCGCCGTCTTTCTCGCTGGCGATCGAGACTCCGAGCGCGATGATCGTCGCGATCGCGCAGTCGATTTTTTTCTGAATGTCTTCGCGGCGCGGATAGATATTGCTGCGCGCGTCATAGTGCCCGACGACATTGCCGATACACCACGCGAGGACCGGATCGCCGGTATGGACGATCCGCCGCTCGCGCATCAACGCGTCGAGTAGCTTCGTCGGCTCGGAAAAGTTTAGCGTGCTCGATCGGTATTCCTTCGCCGGGAAGCCGTCATTGCGAAGCCGCTGGCCGAACTGCATACACGCGTAAGGATCGTAACCGACGTCCCGCAGATCGAACCGCGCGCCGATATCGCGTATCCATTCCTCGATTGCTTCGAAGTCGGTTGTCTCGCCGGGAGTAACCGCGAGCGAGCCGGTCGCGGCCCATTGGACATAAAGCGGATTGCGCTCGGCATCGACGCCGCCCTCGGGCAACCATGCTTGCGAAAATATCGCGTAGCTGGTCAGTCCGGTCTCGGCGTCAAAGCGCGGAAAGATTACCGTGCCGGCGGCTAGATCGGTCCGCGTCGCCATATCGATCGCGGCAAAGCACGGCTCGCCGGCGAAGCTATCGAGCGTCATTCCCGGATCGGCGCACGCGGACCAGGCGCCCATGTCGAACACCGCATTATTCGCGCTGACCCAGACGTTCAGGTGCCGCGTCTTGAATGCCGCCTGGAGTGCCGGCGACGCCAGAGCTTGACGCGCGAGCGAGCGCAACGCGTCCGGTTGCACGAGAGTGCCCCACCCCGGATTGGCCTTTCGCCACGTCGCTTCGGCGAAGGGGTTATCGTTGTCGTCGATGGCATAGATCACGCCAAAGAACCGCTCATCCTTGAGCACGCCGCCGAGCACTTGCTCGGTATAATTCCAGACCTGCCGACCGACGCCGGTTGCGTTGTCGGTCGCCGTCGAGATCGAGATCAGCAAGGGTTCCTCGCGCTTGCCGGTCGCGGTTATCAGCACGTCATAGATACCGGACGTCTTATGCGAGCCGATCTCATCGAGCACGGCGAAATGGACATTGAGACCGTCGAGCGCTTTCGCGTGCGACGAAAGCGCCTTGAATGTCGAGCCGGTGCCGGCCTGCGAGATCGAGTGAGCGTTGACCTTGACGCGGAATTGTTGGCGGAAGCCCTGCGTCTTTTCCGCCATCGCTTTCGCCATATCGAACGCGATCGTCGCTTGCGTCCGCGAGACCGCCGCCGAGTAGCCTTCGGCGCCGCCTTCGCCTTCGGTGAATGTGACGCTCAGACCGAGGATCGCCGCAAGCGTCGTCTTGCCGTTGCCCTTGGGAACCCAGATCGAGGCCTGCCGGAATCTACGCTTGCCCGTCTTGCGCTCGACGAAGCCGAACAGGTTCGCCAGCAGCCACTTCTGATAGGGTATGAGCTTGATCGGCTCGCCGGCGCCGGCGCCTTTGACGTTGGTTATTAGCTCGGCGAAGGCGATCGGAAATTCCGCTTTATTGTGGTCGAATTTCCAAGGGCAGTCCGGATCGCGCGTCGCCTCCAGATCGTCGATAAAGCGCTTGCACGCCGCGCGTGCCCATCGGCCGGCTCGGATGCGACCGGAGACAACTGACTTCGCATAGCTGATCGCCGCGCGGATATGCGGCGAGGTTGCTTTGCTCAATCGACGGCGCCGATCAAACGGATTTGCGTGCGTGATATCTGTTCCGCGACCATGATGCGTCGATAGTCCTCGACGATACTCGGCATCATCTCGGCGACGTAGGACCGCACCATCTTAGACGGCAGATCGCGATACGCGGCGAGCAGGTCAGGATAGCGCCGCATAACCGTATCGAGCACCGCAGCCTGTTGCACCTGCGTCGGCTGCGGTCCGGTCATTCCCAGTCGTCACCGTCGAGGCACCGCCGCATCCGGCTCCAGCCGATCTGCACCAGCAATAAGCCCAGCCCTATGAACGCGACGCGGATCATCGGAAGCCGCCGAACAGCAGGACAAGGATCAGGATCAACAGGACGATACCGATGCCACCGAGACCGCCGCCGCCGTAGTAGCCGGATCGGTAGCCGTAGAAGCCGCCGCCGCCGCCGAACAGCACCAAGACGATGATAACGATAAGCAGCAGGTTCATTTCTTCCCCCCGTCGATAATGCGGAGCTTGCGCAGGCTATCCCAACCGGTGCCGGTTTCTTCGCCGGGATCGTCCTCGCCGGCCATAACGGAGAACCGAGCGCGAGCCGCCGGCGTAAAGCCCATCTCGCTTTGCAACCGCGCCATCAGCAGCACGCAATGGTTGATCGCGCGAAGATACGGCGAGAGCACCGCGAAGCCGTTCGGACCCTTTACGAGATAGGGCATCGCCTGACCGCGATTTAGTTGCTGCTGCGCCTGGATAAGCTGGGCGTGGCGATCGAGGACCTCGATGTAGTTGGCGAACACCGCCCAATCGATCCGCCGCAGGAGCGAGCGCGGCGCGTCGAGCAGGACCTCGGTCCATAGCTCGCGCTGCGACGGCGTGAGCCAGGATGGCGCCGGCTTCTGACCGAGATCGCCGTCCGCGACCGGCTCGCGGCCGGCGCGCCGCTCGTGCCGGCTCGGCTGAAAGGTTCCTTCGAGCTTGTGGAGCGCGATCGGCTTCGGCGGACGTCCGGCGCCGCCGATCCGGTTGATCCGTGGTGGCGACGAATTCGACGGCGGTCGCTTGGGCATTGGCGCGGTTGCTCGGCGGTTGCGGGTTCGATCACGGCGGATCAGGGGCCGATTACGCAGCCACCGAAATTCGCCGAATTTTGCACGCGAAAAAGTCCGTCTTGCCGAGCCGGTGTTCCCGCAGCTTCGAAATTTCCTGCATACCCCCCCCTTTAAGACGAAGTGCGGGCATGGCGCGGTCTCTCGCGTTGCGTCTTGCTCGCGTGGTGACGCCAGCAGAGCGATTGAAGGTTGCTCGGATCGAGCCGGCGATGCGGCGCGACGCGGACCGTCTCGATGTGATCGACCATCGCGGCGCGCGTCTCTTTCCCTAGCTGGGCGCAGCGCCGGCAGAACGGCTCGGCGAGCAAGTGCGCGGCGCGAAGCTCGCGCCAGTCGTCATCGTAACCGCGTAGCCGAGACGGCGGTCGCGGATTGAAGCGACCCTGCTCCTGACGGAAGGCGACAAGCTGTTGATCCCTACTCGGCACCCAGGTGGGCCGGAAGACAGGCACCCGCGCGTTGCGGCTCATGGCTCGACGCGTTGCTCGCCGTTCGGTCGCGCGTGCGGCGCGAGACGCGGCTGGATCGCGTTGCCGATCTGCTCACGCATCGCGCGCATCAACGGATCGGCGATCTCCCACGGCGCCTTGGCGATCATCTGTAGGATCACATTCCAGTCTTTGAACTTCAATACGATCGGAAGCGGCTCATTGACATCGATCTCGACCTGCTGGGCTTGTCCGTTGCTATTGCTCATCGTGATAGTCCTCCTATGGGGCGAGCTAGCGCCGATCCTTCGATAGCGTCGAGCCGCGCGGCGATCTCTTTGACCGCATTGACCAGCGCCAGGGTCAGCGGCATCGGGTTGAGTGAACGCAAGTCATCGACCGCGACGCCATCAACATAGCCTTTGCTCCTAACTATCATCTCGGGGATGATTGCTTCGATGTCTTGAGCGATTAGACTGACGTGCTCACGCTCAAGGTCACGAAATGGTGGAGCGTCCGCTGCCATGCCGGTTATTTCGGAAGGTGTCGTATCGTTTCCCTTGAAACGGAACGTGATAGGCGTCAACGCCAGCACTTCGGTTAAGCCTCGCGTATAATCGCCGGTAACATCTTTGATCCGCGCATCGGACGGATTGCCGGTGTTAACGTCGTTGCCATTAACAAAGAAATGCACCAAGGTTCCGTCCCAGGACATCGCGAAATGATTCGCATCTTGGATGTATTGTATTCCGATGGCTCCGCTAACCTGCATATCACCGTTGAGGTTTAAGTAACCTGCGTTGCTTAGAGTCATCAACGCAGTGCCAAAGGTGTTATTCCAACTACGCAATCCAGTTTGGTCATAAAATACATCAACGGCATTGCCAGTCCATCGCCATTGGCGGAAAGCATCAACTCCTGGCGTTCCTCCATAAGAAATCGACATATCCGTGCCGGCGAAGGTAGTAATGCCGAATAGCTGTGCATTACCGCCAGGATCAATAACTAGTCCGTTTGTTACCGGGCCTCCTGCCTGGAAGCCTAGGAACATAGAACCGGCCGCATTAGTCGAGAGCACCCAATGATTGGTGGGGGCGGCTCCAAAGAATATATTGGAGTCAGAATAGATGCCGGTCGCCGAATAGGCCGAGACATTCACCGCCTGAACGGTCGAAAATAAAGCCTGCGTGCCGACGAGCGGCCCCGTCATCGTATCGCCGGTAATGCGGACGAACGGTCCGAGTCCGCCGCCGTTCCGGATCGCCTGCCAGAGTTGCGTCATGTCGTTCGGATTGAGCGGCAGACCGGACAGCTCGATCGCGTTGGCGATTTCCTCCTGCGCGTTATCGAACCATAGCGCTTCGAGTTGCGTCGATGCCGTGCCGAGACCCGGATCGCCGTCGCGGAATCCATCCTTGCCCGGTCCGAATTTGTCCTGAAACCGGGTCGCCGTGCTGATGCGTTGCATTGCTATGGGTCCTAATCCTTGTCGGGTGGTGGTGGCGTATTCCTGCCGGCGAGCAGGAGCGCCAGAATCGCGGTTATCATCTCGCTCCACAGTTCACGCAACTGATCGCCGACGTCTTTACACGCGCCGATCGGCTGGCTCTGGACGATCGCAATAAGCCAGATGCAACCGCTTTCCGCCGCGAGAATGACAAGCATCGCGACGCCCATCGCGGCGGCGAGTAGCAGGAAAGCGGCGCGCAGCAGATCGAACGGAGGACGCGGCATGTCATGGCGGGATAACGAAAGTCGGGACGCCGGTATGGGCGATGAATTGCAACTCGCGCAACGCTTGCTCCAGCAACCGGATGCGCGCCTCAAGGCTGGCGATATACACGGGATCGGCGAGCACAACGGTCGCGCCGGAGATACCGACATAGAGCCGGGGCGCGCCGGGCGTCATATCGACCGCCGGCTCGGCGTCCGAGAGCACGCCCGCTCCTGGCGTGCCGGTGCCTTTGCGTAGGCGGACGGTTCCCATCGCTAGTAGGTGCCGCCGTCCACCAGGGCGACCGTCAGCGCTGTGGTTATCCCGTCGCCGACGATCGACACGTTATCGACGATGATCGCCGTCGCGCCCAACTGGAGATGAATATAGGCGGGTCCATTATCGACGATCAGCCAATCGCCCGGCGCGTAATTGCCGGCCGGCGGTAGCGGTCCCGGCACGCCAGCCGCCGGACTGGACGCGATCAGATACCAGCCGGTCATCGCGCCGGTCGCCGGGATAAGCGGTCCGGCCGGAAACGGACTGCCGGTGCTCGGCGTCGTGGCGTTGCCTGCGACGTCATACACACCGCCGAAGCGGAGATTGCCGGCGAGCGAATCGACGGCGATTTTTAGCTCATTGATCGCCGGGATGATCGTCGGCGCAGTCGTTTGCAAGCCGGATAGCGGCAGGCCCAACTGACCGCGCAGACCAAGCGGCGTAATCGGGAGGATATTGTCGGCGCCGGTCTCGATCGCCGGAGCATTGGCGACGCCCATGCCGAGCGCGCCGGCGGTTAGCGTCAAAGCGCTGCCAGCGGGCACCGTGATCCCGCCAAGCTGCGCCGCCGTCGCCACGCCGAGCGATAGCGCGCCGGCTGCGGACAGGATCAGGCCCGAGGTAACCGTCTCGACGGTAATGCCGCCGAGCACTGCCGCCGTCGCCGGCAGGAGCGTCAGCGCGCCGGCCGGCGCGGTAAACGAACCGCCGACCGGGATCGAGACGCCGCCGATAACCGTGCCGGTTGCGGGATCGAGATCGACCGTAGTGCCGGTCAGCGTCAGACCGATACCGAATGTCAAGCTCACGCCGCCGGCCGGCGCGTCCACCCAGGCGAGCACGCCGCCGACGCCGGTCGTGGATAGCAATTGTCCCGACGTGCCGCCGAGCAGGAGCAAGCTCGCGAGTGAGAACGTCTTGGCGCCGGAGACCGTCTGCGCGCCGACTAGCTCGACTTGCCGCTGCGGCGAGACCAGCGGCGCGTATGCGGCGCCGTCGAATATCGCGAGATCGTTCGTCCCGACGATGTGCGCCGGCAGATTGGTAAAGCCACCCTGCGACCAGAACGGTTCGGCGCGCGTAGCGACGCCAGGAACCGGCAACGCGACCGCTGCGCCACCCGGCGACTTGCGGAGTAGGATAGTTGCCATTGTTACTGTTTCCCCTTGGTGCCGGCGTTACGGGATAGTGCCGCCATCGACGATCTGATCCGGCGCGAGCACGATCGGTCCGGTCATCGTGCCGCCGGCTCGATCGAGCTTGCCATCCTGCAATTCCTCGATGTCCTCGACCGCCGCCGCGAAATTCTGGCGCACCGAGAGCGTTGTCGGCGTGCCTTGCTGCGGGAAAATCGGATTGATGCGTGACGTCATTGCGCTTCGTCCGCGTCGCGTGGATACGGCAGACCGTCCCATAGGCTGTTGCCGTCATCCCAGATCGAGCCGCCGATAAGCCTGTCCCAGTAGTAAGGCGGTATCGGCGTGCCGCCATAGGCCCAGATGATCTCGGTATGCGCCGGCTTGATCCGTTCGAACAGGCATTCGAGATCGCCGGCGGTCCACTCGCGAAGAAACGCCGAGCATCCCGAGTTGCACGTCATGAAGTAAACCACCGGCGCGTTATTGAGGACGTTCACCATCCAGCAATGCGGCCAGCCAGCGCTTTCGGTATTGAGGTAGGAGTCGCACGTCGAATAGACGCGGAACGGTCGGAATTCGACAATCTCGATGTCATAACCGAGCACGGCGGCGAGCGCGATGAAGTCCATCGGCGTAGTCGTGCCGCCTTCCAGGCGACGCGCGACGATCGCCGCTCGGCGCGCCTCGATCGACGTCGGCGGATCGGCGATGCACGGATCGGGCAGACCGCAATCGATCTCCCACATCCGGACCGTCTCATAGCAGGTGCGCGGATCGGCTTCCTTGAGCAGATCGCCGACGCGGCGCCACGCGCGCCAATGCACGCCGGTTAGACCGCGCACGGTCCGCGAGAGCGCGCCGGTCGGATCGCGCGGCCAGACCGGACCGGTCGGCAGCAGCGCCATCGCGCCGGCGTGCGCGTCGTCATACGATAGATCGAGCGCGCCAGGATCGTGCGCGACGTCGCTCATCGGCTGACCGTGAAACTGAGCACGCCGAGAATGCCAAGCGCACCGGTCGGCAGTTGGATACTATCGACCGCCGGCTCATCGATGACGTGATGCCGCTCGCCGGCGGCGATCGACACCGCCTCCCAGAACCACGAACGATAGACGCTCGCACCCGGCTCGCCCTCGCGCAGCAGCATGTCGAGAATCTCATCCTGAACCGCCTGCCGCACGGCCGGCGTATCCGGAAACAGATCGCGGACGGTCACATCGATCGGGAACGCTACCGGCGCAGAGACAAACACCTCTGCCGTAACCGGTCGCCGCGCGTCGAGATATTGCGTCATGCGCGCGACCTCGGCCGCCGGCGGAAGCCCATCCGGATAGCTGGCGTCCATCGCGAATCGGCACACTACCGTGCCGATACCTTGCTCTTTCGGATTGACCCAGGCACGCGTGCAACCCGGATAGGCGCGCATCCAGTTCGTATAGTCATACTCGGCGCCACCCTGCGGCGGCTGCTGGATACGATCGAGAATGCGCCGGCGATATGCCTCCTGGCCTTCCTCCGGATTGCCACCGGCGAAGCCTGGAGCGGTCACCACGGCGCCGGTTACGCCGACGATGGGATTGACGGTATCGAGCACGGTGCCGAGCGGAAGATTGCCGGCCGGACCGGTCAGTAGCGCGGTCGCCGGAATATCGACCGTGCCGCCGGCAACCGACGCGCCGGCTTGCGTGGTCCGCACCTGATAGCGCGTCGCGGTCTGGAATAGCGAGCCGCTCGGGACCGTCGTGTTGGGCGCGACGGTGACCGTTATCTCGCCGGTCGCTATCGTCGCATCTTTGTAGAAAATGCCCCATTCGCTACCGTGGCGACGCAGCCAGACGCCGGTCGCGGTCGTGACGTGAATCTGTTTCGAGTAATAGTCGATGCCCTCTAGCTGCTCATCGGCCATACCGGCGGACATTGCCGCGAGCGCGTCGAGATTGCTTTGCGGCAGACGCGCATCCGCACCGGGGAGATTGGCCTCGATGTCGGCCTGCGCGCGCTCGATAAGCTGCGGCAAGGTATCGCGTTCGAAGCCGTTCGCCGAACTGCTGCCGCTCATGTGCCGCCGGCTCCCCATTGCGCCCAGGCTAGCGGATAGCGCCAGATGCGACGCTCGCCGGCGGGCGCGGTGATCTCGATCGTTAATTCGAGCAGGCCGCGCGCGATCCAGGCGGCGGAGGTTGTAGCAGTCTTGGCGACGCCGGCTTGCACCATCCATTGCAACGCTTCGCGAGAGTATTCCTCCGCTCGCCGGCGCGTCGTCTCGGTCTGCTTTTCGCGCCATAGCAGCCACAGCCGCGAGCCGAGCGGATACGTCCGGAACGTATCGGCCCACCATCCGCGTATCGTGCCCTTGTCGGGAATGACGTCACCCGGCAGCGCCGTGCGGTCGGTGAACAGGCTCAGCAGGACCGCCGTCTCCAGATCGGCGCCGTCCGCGAGCGAGCCGCGCGCATCGAGCGACCAATCGCCGCGCCACAATTCGTTGCTCCAGGCGAGCGCGATATCGACCATCAGGGGATCGGCGTCCCGCGCACGGTCACCAGCGGCGCGTCGAGCGCGATCTCCTGGCCGGCCGATAGCGCGATCCGCTCGCCGGCGGTGACCTCGATCGTCTCATCGGCCTCGATGATGATCCGCCGCGCGCGGATGCGGAGATCGCCCTCGCGATCGAGCAGCACTGACACGTTCTGATCGTTGTAAAGCTCGGTCTCGCCGAGACTGCGGCCGCGCGGACGCGAGCCGCGATCATTGACGGCGAGCACAACGCCGTGGTCGCGGTTGCCCTGGACGAAGGCGACCAGCACATCGCCGCCGGCCGGCGGCACGGACGATAGCCCGTAGCTCTGGAACCGCTCGACGCGATCGGCGACCTCGCCGGCGAGCAAGCCGACCTGCATCGTCTGGATGCCGCCGCTATCGACGGTCGCGCGCAAGACGCCGCGCGCCAGCATCATGTCGAGCCGGCGGATCAGCTGCGCGGCTCGGCGATCGTCCGCGCTCACGGCGCCACCCGGATCAGCCGGCCGCGCCGGGGCCGGCGCCAGACCACCGAGACCGCCGGCAAGCTCGGCGCCGCGACCGGTGCCGGTCCGGTCGCGTCCCAGAACCGGAGACCGGTGATCGTCATCGGCACGAAAGCCGCCGGCGATCCCGGTATCGGGGCCCAGACCGGACTATCGGCGAAAACACCCGGCGCGCCGGTCGCCGGCTTGCGCGCCACGCCAGGACGCGGCCGAGCCGCTAGGGTAACGCCGCCGGCGGCGGACCGGGCCGTAGCGCCGTCTATGGCGCCGGAAACGGGTGGGGTCACTGCTTGGCTTCCTTCCGCCGCGCTTCGCCGGCTCGGCGATCGGCCGCGACCTGCTCCCAAAAGGATCCGCCGCCGCCGCCGGCGCCGTCCGGCTTGGCCTTCGGCGTCGTCTCGACGTCCGGCGGGGCCGGGGTAAGCGCCTCGGGCGGCGCGAGCGTCAGGATCGTCCGCAAGCCGCCGGCGCCGGCCTCGAGGACCGAGCCGGTGATCGCGAGCCGCCGATCGAGACCGAGCCAGTCATCGACCACATCGCAGAGCCGGTTGATCGGCCAGAGCGAGCCGTCCGGCCGCAGCCAGCCGGTGACCGTGATCGTCGCGGTCCGCGCCTTGCCCCAGCGGTTCTGCATTTCCCACTTGGCGCGATCGAGCGCGGTGCCGTTGTCGGTATCCGCGCTCTGCACGAGCAGCATCGGCCGGAACCGGCGGACCGATGGATCGGCGATCTCGCCGACGCTCTGCGCCGCCTGCTCCGGACTGGTATCTCCTGTGCCGGGTTGCTGGCCCTTGACGACATAGAGCGAAAAGCGGTCCCGATCGTCGAGCGTGCCGGTCGCCGCATAGATATTGTCCCCTTGCACGAGAGCCGGCTCGCAGACTTCCTCCGAGCCGCGCGTAATCAGGAGCGAGCCGTCCGGCTGGTCATAGGCGAGCACTTGGCGCAGCCGGCAGATACGATCGATCGCCTCCCACCCGGCTTCGCCTTGCTGGATGGTGAAGTCGAATGGCTCGCCGAGATCGACATCGAAGGTGACCGGAATATCGAACTGCGCGACGATCGCGCGGATCACTTCGGCCGGGTCGCTGTTCTTCCACTGCCAGGGCGGACCGAGATAGGAGCAATCGACCAGATCGCAGACCAGACCGCGCCCGCTGATCTCGATCGCGTGCGCGTCGCCGGAATAGCTCGGGCTGACGAGATCGATCCAGCCGGTGCACACGATCTCATCATTGACGCGGACCTCGACGCGATCTCCCGGCTCGATCCACCACTGTTCTTCGGCACCCGGCCAGGAGCGCGTCGCGATCACGCCGAACTGCGTGCAAGCATTGTCGATCGAGCGCTCGACGCGGACGCGCAGCCAGCCGCCGAAGCGGCGACCGCCGACATCGAGATAGAGCTTGGGATCGAGATCGAGCGTCGCGTCTAAGGCCACGGCGGAAGGGTCAGCCTGGGCGGCATGAAGTTGGGATGCGCGGTCAGATTGGCGCGCCGGATACGCGGCGCCTGCCGCGCCTCGCGATACGCGAGATGCGCGCACACGAGAGACGGTAGCTCGCCGGCGAGCACGAGCAGGCCGGCGTCGCGCGTCGGGCGGCGGCGGTCGATGAGTTGCCACGTCGCCGCCTGTATCTGCCGGAGTGTCCGGCTCGTGCCGTCATTGCGCGCCGATGCTTCATCGATAACGGCATCGAACATCGATGTCGCCGCGTCGCGGACCGCCAAGCTCAGCGGCAGGGCGTCGAGCGCGACCGATGGCAAGCGCTCGGCGAAGGCGAGCGCAGCGGCGCGGTGCACCAGCGCTTCGAACGCCTGCCGGTTGCTCAATTGCCGCTGCCGCGTCGGCGTATAGACCGGACCGCTCGGCGTCATCCGCGCGACGTGCACCGGCGGCAGCGCCGCGCGCCAGGACGATTCATCGACCAGGGCGGACAGCGCCAGGGCATCGTCGAGCATCACGAACAGTCCGACCTGCCGCACCAGGTTCGTGATCCCGCGCGCAACCGTCGCCGGCGGCTGGTGAATCCAATCGACCGGCGAGAGATTGCCGAACACCTTGGCATAGGCGTCGGCATACGCGGCTTGATTGGCGACGCCCTGGCGGATGATCTCGGCTTGATACGCGACCAGCAACGCGACCATCGCGAGCGCGTCATCGACCACGAAATTCGGCACCCGCTCGATCGACCAACTCATCCGGAAAATGCGCCTTCCATTACGCCGTAGCCGCTGGAGACCTGACCGAGCAACGCATAGCCGGGGTCAATGCCATAAGACGGCGTTTCGAAGCTACCGGACTCGACAAAGGCAAGCTGAAATGCCGCATAGCGCCGACCGCTCGCGCGGCTTTCCGAGACAACGCACGACTCGCACATAACCACTTGCTCGCCGTGGAACGGATGGACCAGCAAGCCGGGACCGTCTTCCTCGCAGGCATTCAGCAACGCGTCGCGGTAGGCTTCCCAACCGGGACCGAGCGTATAGGCGGTAAAATTGAACCGCCGCGCGCGCCGACCGAGATCCTCGGCGTTGGGCACGTTCCGCAACGGATACTCGTGCACATCGAGCCGCCGGCCGATCGTGGTCTCATAGCTATCGAGCCGGAACGGCGCGCCGCGAAAGCTGCCGCTCGCGTTGATGAGACCGATACCGGGGAAGAATAGCGGCGTGGCCCAATCGAAAAAGTCGGGCATCAGTAAGCCTCCGCAAGCGCGCCGCGCCGGCCGGCATAGGTGGTGTTCAGATTGACGTCAGTGTTCCCGGTGCTGTTGGTCTCGCGGACGCGCGCGCCCTCCGGCATGTTCTCGAATGAGACCGTCACCTCGCTCTTGCTGGTAGTCTGCGCCGCCGCGCCGAGCGCGGCCGGTCCTTCGGCGACGCCGCCATACATCGAGGCGGCGGACCGTTCGGCGCCGGTCGCGCTGCCGCCGTATATCTGCGCGGCGGACCGCTCGATGCCAGTCGAGCCGCCGCCATATAGCTGCGCGGCGGTCGCCGGTCCTTCGCCGGCTGCGGCCATCGTCGCCGAGCGACCGCTCCAGAAATTCCAAATGCCGGTAAGCCATCCGACCAGTTTCTCCCACGCTGCCATAATGCTAGCGATTGGCGCGGTGACCGCACCGATAACCGCGTCGGCGACCGCGCCGAAGCCGGTGGAGATCGCCGCGCCGGCGTCGCGCATCAATTGCCCCCAATCGATCGCGGTCCAGCTAGCCTTGATGTCGGTCCAGACTTCGCTGAACGTCTGCACGAGCCGCGTGCCGGTCGCCCTTGTCGCGGTAACCGCATCGCTCCACGCTTCGGCGAATTTGTCGGTGATATCGCTCCAGCGGAGACCCTCAATATTCGCCTTGGTTTCTGATAGCGTCCGAGCGAGCGCGTCGCCGGTCTGCTCGGTCTGCCGCGTGATGTTCGTCCAGTCTTTGTAAATCTGATATGCGGCGAAGCCGACAAGCGCGGCGAGCGCGATCACTGCGGCCGCAATCGGATTGGCGGCGAGCGCGATACCGAGACCGATGAACGCCTTGCCGATCCCGAGGATCGCGCCGATCACGCCGGGTGCGACTACGGCGGTAAACGCGAGCAGCAACGTATTGCCTTCGCCGAGCACGGCGACCACGCCATCCCATATCGGCCGGAGACGCTTGATCGCCGGTATGATGTCGTCGCGGACGATCGCGGCGAACGCCGTGCCCATCTCGACCAGATCGCGGATAACGCCGACAACGCTATTCGTGATCCACTCTTTATTGGCCTTAATCCATTCCTTCATACCGGTTGCCGAGCCGCTCATCGACGGCAGCAATTCTTTCAGCACCGAATAGGCCAAGCCCTTAACCTGATGCGTGACCACGGTCATGATGTCGCCGAATTCTTTAGCCGCGAGCGCGGTCTGTAGGTCCATAACCGCGCCGGTTTCCTCAAGCTCGCGACCAAGCTCGGCGATCGTGCCGGCGCCTTCGGATAGCAGCGCGAGCAATTCCGCGCCGCTCTTGCCGAACAGCTTCATCGCCGACTCGGCTTGGTGGATCGGATCGCTCATGTTCGAGATCGCGGTCGCCGCGCGCAGGAATATCTGCTCGGTGTTTAGCGTCTTCAATTCCTGCGCGCTAATGCCGAGCGCGGTAAACACCTGAACGGTTTCTTTGTTGCCCTTGCGACCGGCGGCT